GGAAAGAAAAGAATCATCGTTCCGATTAAATTCGCGCGAATTATGGAATCACAGGACGGTACGATGGCTTACCCTGTATTCGATTCTAACGATACAGAATTCTATGCCGTAACTGAAACGGACGGACAGGACAAGATTGTTGAGATGAACATGGAAATCCGAGCAGACGCACACGAACAAGGATTAAAGACCGGGCTTAACATCTTAGCGAAAAAGTGCGGGCTTGGGGATTCCTATTATAGATTCGAGACCACAGGAGTAAAGACTGCTACCGAGATAGTCAGCGAGGAATCCGACCTGTACCGCAATCTGAAGAAACATGAGATTATATTAAACGAAGCATTACGCAAAATGGTGATTGCTATCGGCGACATGGACGGGTTCAGCGTTGACCCGGCAAAGATTACAATCAACTTCGACGATTCTATTATTGAAGACACAGGCGCAGAAAAAGAAAAGTTCTTGCAGGAAATCCGCGATGGAATCCGTGACAAGTGGGAGTATAGAGCAAGATTCTTCGGCGAGACGGAAGAGGAAGCAAAGGCGAATGTTCCGCAAGCTGAAAGCAATGTGGACTGGTTTAACGAGGAGTAACTTATGATTACACCGGAATACCTGGAACAATGCCCGGATAGATTGGTGGAAATCTACGAACAGGCGGAGCGAGACATCATCGCCGATATAGCGCGGAAGATAAGTAAATACGATTACTTTTCGTCAGCTGCCGAGTGGCAGGCGATGAAGCTTCAGGAAATGGGATTGACCTATAAGGAAATTCAAAAGCGACTGGCAAAGGCAAGCGGTAAGACGAAAACCGAGATTGTGAAGCTGTTAAAAGAAGCAGGTGTGAAAGAACTGAAAGACGACGGCGTGAAGCCGACACAGTCAACGGTTAATACACTCAATGCAGGATTAAGTAAGACGCTTGGCACATTTGACAACCTCACACGGACGACAGCAACGCAAGGCACGCGGCAAATCTCACAAGCCTTAGACCGTGCATATGCTCAAGTCTCAAGCGGCGCGTTTTCGCAGGAAGCGGCAGTCAAGAACGCTATATCAGACCTTGCCAAAAACGGCATTGAAGCCTACGACTACGGCACGCGGAAAGATTACATAGATGTAGTTGTTCGCCGGGCGGTTAGAACAGGCGTTAATCAGACCGTTGCCAAGATTGCACTGTCAAATGCCGACGAACTGGGAACCGACCTCGTGGAGGTCTCCGCTCACTCCGGGGCGCGACCATCACACGCCGAGTGGCAAGGGAAGGTTTACTCAATCAGCGGAGAGACAAAGGGCTACGAGAAGCTGTCAGAAGCGACAGGCTACGGAAGTGTTACCGGGCTGTGTGGTGCGAATTGCAGACACACCTTTTACCCGTTTTTTGAGGGAGACGAACCGACATATAGCAAGGAAGAGTTAAAGTCATTCAACAAGCCGAAATACACCTATAACGGCAAGAAAATGACCGAATACGAAGCAACACAGCGGCAAAGGTATATTGAGCGTCAAATCCGCCGCTGGAAGCGTGAGAAGGTCGGAATGGAAGCCGCAGGGCTATCCCCGGAGCGCGCGAATGCGAAGATAAAGAAGTGGGGCGAAATCCAGGCTAACTTCCTCGGGCAGACAGGACTAAAGCGGCAATATGGCAGAGAAGAAATATCGAAAACTGTTGCAAAACCTGCGGAAAGTAGTATAATTAAGATACAGAAAAGCCTCGGCGCAGCGGCTAAAAACTATCAAGTTAAGCTGTTAGATAGCGATGAGCATACTAAATTAGCCGAAAAACAACAGATTAAAGGAAAAACATTCGCCGGGAAAGGAACTCAAATCGAAATTCGAGACAGATTCAGGCTGGAAAGTGATTATCATATTCCGGCAGACGAATGGGAAAAAGTTAGTGGAAACGGCATGGTTATTATTGACGGAAAACCCGTAGAAGCTGAGTTGCATTGGTATGAAGCAGATGGCGAAATTTACGAAATGAAAGTAAAGAGGTATTTAGATGAAAGTCAAGTATATAAGAAAAAGTGATGTATCATTGACAAATGGTAAAATTTATGAAGTGTTGGCAATTGAGCGCGGACTTTATCGAATTGTTGATGATACCGATGAAGACTATCTATTTTATCCCGAAGAATTCGAAATAGTAGAGGAATAGTCAATAACACTTTGCGGAATGAACGCAAGGTGTTTTTTTATACCTGAAATTCAATAAAAATGAGGACGACTGACGAGCCGTCCTTTTTTTATATCTAAATTCGGTGGCGACCGTAAAACGCAGGCACATAGCGGCGTTGCGCGTTAAACACGAAGTGCAGAAAGGGAGAGACAATGAAAAGAGAACAAATCAAAGAGATTCTGACAAAAGCAGGACTTGCAGAGGACAAAGCGAAAGAAGTGGCGGAAGCAATATTCGCGGACTATGGCGCAGGCATAGAAGCGGAGAAGGCAAAGACAACCGCAAAGGAGAATGAACTTGCGGCGGCAAACCAGCAGATTAAAGACCTGAATGCCACGATTGACAGCTTCGGCGGGCAGACACCGACCGAGTTAAAGACACAGCTTGGCAACCTGCAAAAGAAGTATGACGAGGACATCGCAGCTGAACAGAAGAAGTATTCGGATTTAGTGAAATCGCAGAGCTTGAAAGAAGCATTAACAGGCGCAGGAGTAACTGACCCGGATTACATCATTTATAAGCATGGCGGCATTGACAAGTTCGCATTTGCGGACGGAAAGCCTGTCGGAATCGATGAAACCTTGAAGCCTTACAGAGAATCTTCACCGTCTCTTTTCAAGGTTGAAACCAAACCAAAAGAAGGAATCCGCCACGAAGGTGGAACACAAGTAAAAGAAGGCACAAGCGACCACGCAGAGGCAAACAATGCCCTGCGTTCTTTATTTGGAAAGGAGTAAACAATGGCAGTTAATATTGTAGACAGACAAAGAGCAGAAGCTTTGATTCAGGAGCAGTTAATCAACACAATTCAGCAGGAAGCACCGGCAAATTCCGCGTTTATGAGCATGGCAAGAAAGTTGCCGAATATGTCCTCTAAGACGACAAGAATGCCGGTATTAGACATGTTACCAACAGCGTACTGGGTAAACGGCGACACGGGCATGAAGCTGACCTCAAAGCAGGAATGGGATAACGTTTATCTGACTGCTGCGGAACTGGCTGTTATCGTACCGATTCCGGAAGCAGTCGTTGACGATGCGTCATTCGACATTATCGGCGAGATCCTGCCGAGAATCAACGAAGCAATCGGAGAAAGAGTAGATTCCGCGGTTATCTTCGGAAACGGCAGACCTGCGGAATGGGATTTAGACATTGTGACCAGAGCGAGAGTTGCAGGAAACAATGTGGCTCCGGGTTCTTCCCCGGACTACTACAACCTGTTACTCGGCGAAGGCGGTGTAATCTCCAAAGTTGAAGAAATGGGCACTATGGTAACGGGTGCAATTGCAGCTATGGGCATGAGAGCAAAGTTGAGAGGAATCAAGACCACAGACGGTCTTCCGATCTTCAAATCCGACATGCAGGGAAGCACGAATTACACGCTCGACGGTGCGCCGATTCAGTTCCCACAGAACGGCTCTTTCGATTCTTCGATTGCACAGTTAATCGTCGGCGATTTCAGCAAGGCTGTTTACGCAATCAGACAGGACATTACTGTTAAGATTTTAGACCAAGGCGTTATCCAAGACCCTACAACGAAGGAAATCGTATACAACCTTGCACAGCAGGATATGATTGCAATTCGTGTCGTATTCAGAATGGGCTGGGCACTTCCGAACCCTGTAACACGCATGAACGGCGACAGAACAGGCGTACCGTTCGCATTCTTAGAGCCTGCAACGGCGCAGACCACAAAGAAGCTGACGCTGACCGTAACTGACACACCGACAGGTGACGCTTCGAGCGGCACAGCTATCGAGGGCGCAACCGTTCTGATTGACGGCGCAAAGAAGCTGACAAACTCAAGCGGCAAGGTAGAAGTAAACCTTCCGGCAGGCACTTACAAAGTATCTGTTAAGGCTGACGGATATAAGAGCACAACCGACGAGGTTACTATCTCTACGGCGGCAGTCACTAAGACAATTCAGCTCGCGTCAAAATAAGGAGGTGGTCGCATGATGAAATATTGCGACTATGATTTTTATTCGAAAGAATATAGCGGCACTATGGCAGAAGAGGACTTTAATCGCGAAGTCCTCAAAGCCTCCGCCTATGTTGACATGGTGACAATGAATCGCATAACAGCGTCCGTATTGAATAAATATGCAGACCAAATCAAACTCGCGACCTGTGCGGCGTGTGATGTGTATTATGCGGCTGAAAAAGGCGGCGAAATCACATCTGAAACCGTGGGAAGCTGGTCGAGAAGCTACGGCGCAAGTGGCATGACGGTACAGCAGAAGCTACAGGACAGCGTCGAGAACTACCTTGTTATGACGGGTCTGTTATACAGGGGGGCGGTATTATGATGTTCCCCCACTATATGACGCTTTACCACCACGCAGAAAGCGGATGGACACGCACCGTAATAAAAGGCGTGTTGTGGGAAAACCTTGCGGGGATAATCCTTCGGAAAACAGGCACAGCCCCGGAGGACAAGGCGCAGGTTTATATCCCTATGCCGAATGTTGAGGTACAGGAAAAGGATATCATCGTAAAAGGGATTTGTCTCAAGGAAATTCAAAAGTCATCAAAGGAAATCCCGGAAGGGCTTTATGTAACGACCGTTGAGGCATTCGATTACGGCGACCTCAAGCATTGGAGAGTGACAGCACGATGATAGACAGCCCGAAAGATACATTGATACTTAAATGGAATCCGACATTCGAAGCGGAACGGGAACGGCAGTTCAAGGACTGCCAAAAGTACATTGACAGCGCGGTACTAAAGTACAACGCGAAGTATATCCCATTTCAGACAGGCGCGCTGAATCAAAGCGGCACTATAGGAACCGTTATCGGCAGCGGCGAAGTGGTTTATCAGTCACCATATGCGCGATACCTGTATTACGGAAAAGTTATGCGAGACGCACAAGGGCGCGCATTCTACGGAAGCGCACCGAAGCACACAACCGACGAGGATTTACACTACCACGGCGAGCCGCAACGCGGAAAGCTGTGGTTCGAGCGTATGAAAGCCGCTCACAAAAAATCAATCCTTGAGGGGTGTGCAAAACACTTCAAGTGAGGCACAAAATGACGATTTTAAAGACTTTACAGAACTTCATAAGCAACTACAACGGCATGACTGTTTTAACCGATTTTGAGGGCAAACAGAGCGGCTATGCGTTACAGCCAACAGGGAACGATACTTATAAGCAGGACATCTTAGGCAACAAGTTCTATTTAAACAATTACATCTTCTATGTGCGTGAAATCGCACGAGAGGAAGAGGACAGAGCGGACAACCAAGATTTTCTTGAAGATTTTTCGCTGTGGATGGACGAGCAACGGCTTCCGGAGCTTCCGGGGAAGTTCACGGCTGAGGACATGACCGTATCAAACTGTATGCTTATGGATATCGAAGAGGATGGCATGGGAATTTACCAAGTGCAAATCCAGTTGAAAATCAAGAAAGAGGTATAAAATGGCGAAAATTGCAAGAAAGTTAGTGCAGGACTTCATCAACTGCACACCGTCCGAGAATACCGCGTCTTACGAGGTACTCGGCGCAGACCTCGAAGAATTATCCGTTGAATTTTCGGCGGACATTGAAAAGAAAAAGAATATTTTAGGACAGGAATCCATCAATGTAAAAGGCTACGAAAAAGAAGCGTCTGTTGAGCCGTACATTGCGGATACAGAAAGCAATCTGTTCAAGTTCTTACAGGATATCATCGACAACGACAAGGTTCTTGACGATGTTAAAACGGATGTCGTGCGTGTGAAGCTGTACGAAACAGCAACAAGCGGCGCATATCCGGCAACAAAAGAAGAGGTTTATATTGAAGTCGTTTCTGCGGGCGGAGACACGACAGGATATCAGATTCCGTTCAACATTCACTATACAGGAATCAAGACCGAAGGAACATTCAATCCGACCACTAAGGCGTTTACAGCAAAGGTATAAGGTGACAACATGAAAACATTAGAATTCGATGATGGTGTCATTAACCTTGATATTAACGGCACAGGTCGGATTTTTTCGTTCAATCCGACCGACACAAAAATTTATGAAGGGTTTTTGGAAATGGTTCGAGACACACCGCAGAAACTGAATCAGCTGTCGGTCAAAGCCGAGAAGCTGGCGGAAAAGAAACTGGATGATAACGAGCGCACCGCCGAAGAGCTTAAGATTTATGCAGAGATTGACAAGATTCTCCGCGAAGCATTTGATAATACTTTCGGCGAAGGGCAAGCGGATGTCATGTTTGGCAATCAAGTTGTATGTGGCTTGGGCAGTAACGGAGATTTTGTATTTTCAAATGGTCTCATGGCACTGTTTCCATATTTCGAGAAAGAGACAAAGAAACGCAAGCAGAAAGTTAAATCTGTTGTTGCGCAATACAAATGATGGATATTTTAACATTACCGTCCTCCCTATCATTGCAGGGTCAAGAGTATGCTATTAACGCAGACTGGCGACCCTGCGTTAATATTATGCGAATGTTTGAGAGAACAGACCTAAGCGACATGGAGAAAGTTCTGTGCATGGTGGGGATTCTGTACGAGGATGAGATTCCCGACAGGCTAATGACCGAAGCCGCAGAGCAAGCGGTGTGGTTCTTGAATCTCGGCGAAGCTGCGGACGGCAAGAAAGGTGCACTGTCCTTCGGGCGATTGTTCTCGTGGGAACAGGATTTGAAGTTCATCATATCGGCTGTGGATAAGTCCGCAGGCTTTTCGATTCGCTCAAAAGAATTTTATCATTTTTGGGAGTTCATGAGCGCGTTTTTTGAGACCGGAGAATGCGTGTTTAACACAATCGTCCACCAGCGGAAGCTTAAAAAGACCGGGAAGCAGTCGAAAGCTGATAAGGAATGGTGGGCGGAAAACAGAGACATTGCAGAGCTGAAAGTTGAACTGACAAGCGACGAACAGGAAATATTAGACGCATTCAACGCACTACTGAAAGGGGGCGAGGCTGGTGGTTGACGGATATTTAAATTTTGACACGAAAATTAACACTACAGGATTTAACAAGGGAACGGCGCAAATTTCAAAGCAATCATCAAAGATTGGCGGACTTCTTTCGACGGCTCTCGGCACGGCAATCGGCTTCGGCGCGGTGCAAGTCGCAAGTCAAGTTGTCCAAAGTTTAATCAGAATTGGAAATCAGGCAATCGAACTGGCTTCCGATTTGGATGAAGTACAGAATGTTGTTGACACCGCCTTCGGTGATATGGCATACAAGTGTGAAGCGTTCGCAGATACCGCTATTGAGCAGTTCGGCATGTCGAAATTGTCGGCGAAGCAAACCGCCTCCACTTACATGGCGATGGCTAAGTCGATGGGGCTTTCAACGGACGCGGCTTCCGACATGGCAATCGAAACCGCAAAGCTTACAGGTGATGTTGCTTCGTTCTACAATATCAGCACAGACCTTGCTTCGGTTAAGCTGAAATCCATTTTTACAGGCGAAACCGAGACGCTGAAAGACCTCGGCGTTGTAATGACGGAAGTTAATCTGAAACAATATGCCTTAGCGCACGGAATCACTAAAGCCTACGGCGAAATGAACCAAGCGGAAAGGGTTGCTCTAAGATATAACTTTGTTATGGATTCCTTAGCAGACGCACAGGGTGACTTTGCGCGCACATCTGATTCATGGGCAAACCAAACGAGGGTATTATCCGAGCGGTGGAAAGAGCTGCTTAGTATACTCGGCGGAGGACTGATTCGGATGCTTACTCCTGTCGTGAAGTTCATAAATACGATTCTTCAAGCACTGATTAACCTTGCGAATGCGTTTGCAAAAACTATCGGAAAACTCTTCGGACTGAATACCACAGTAAAATCATCGGCGAAGTCCGCTATCGGCGCGGCGGACGCACAAGGCGAGCTTGCGAGCGAAACTGAAAAGGCGGGAGAAGCCGCTAAGACTTCCCTTGCGAGTTTTGACAAACTGGATGTTTTGCAAAAAGACAGCGCAAGCTCCGGGAGCGGCGGTGCAAGTGCAGGCGGCGGTGCGGGCGCTTTGAGTTTCGAAGAAGTTAAAACGCCGAGTGTGAAAACAGGAGTGTTTGACAAGCTAAGCGACAGCTTGGCGAAATTGCAGCCGTATGTAGATAGGCTCAAAGATTCATGGAATAACCTCAAAGATGCATTTGATAGATTCTACAACTCAAAAGGCGTGCAGTTTATTTTAAAATGGCTCGGAAAGATTCTCGGATATTTCTATACAAGCCATATCATCCCGGCAGCCCTTATGTTGTGGTCGGGCCTGTTCGATACACTTGCAGGCGTGCTTGATATTGTCGCAGGCGCATTGACATGGCTTATCGGAATCATTACAGGAGACTTTGAGATGGCAGGCGAAGGTATGGAGCAGCTTGTTAATGGATTAAGTGAAGTATGGAAAGGACTTGGCGAGATTCTTACAGGCGTCCTTATTTTCGTACTTGGCAAAGAATGCGTGGAAGCAATTGACGCTTTCCTCACAAAAATATTAGACTGGTTCACAAAGACATCGTTTTATACGACCGGGATTAAAGAAATTTTCCAAGGACTTTTAGACTTTATTGTGGGTGTATTCACTCTCGACTGGAAAAAGGCATGGAACGGCGTATGCAGGATTTTTGCAGGCATATGGAATTCGTTTGTAAGCATTGTTGAAAGTGCTGTGAATCTTATCATTCGGGCGGTCAACTGGTGCATTAATCAGCTGAATAAAATCCATGTGGATGTTCCTGACTGGGTGGAAGACCTAACGGGCATGAGCGGATTCGGCTTCAACATCCCACTTCTGAACGAGGTAAAAATGGCTCGCATTAAGGTGCCAAAACTTGCAAGTGGCGCAGTTATTCCACCAAACGCGGAATTCATGGCAATGCTCGGCGACCAAAGAAACGGCAGAAACCTTGAAGCCCCGGAAGATTTGATTCGTCAGATTGTGAGAGAGGAAAGTGGCAACGGAAACATTGTCATTAACGCAAAAGGCACAATGGGGCAGTTGATAAGACTTCTCAAGCTGGAAGTTGAGCGAGAGGACAGAAGAGTAGGCAAATCATTTGCGAGAGGGGGCGCGTACTAATGGCATTAGCAGACAGAATTATTATTGACGGCAAAAGGTACGATGTACCCGTGAGCGAAGTCTCGAGAAATGCGGATGTACTGGATAAATATGCAAACCGAACCGAAAACGGAGATTTAAAGCGAAAAGGAATCGGAGTTTATTATAACTATGAAATTACTTTTGGATTCACCACCAACACGGCGGCATACAATTCCCTCTTTAACAAACTCACCGAAGCGACGGAATTCCATAATGTCACCGTTCCGGCGAGTAGTGGAGACTTCTCCTTCAAGGCATACATTACGAAAGTATCTGACAAGATGTTAGCGCAGTACAAGGGCAAGAACTACTTCGGAGAACTAAAGGCAAGCTTTACAGCGAAAGCCCCGGCAAGGAGGTTCTGATGGTAGAACTGAAATATGGATTATTCGATGTAACCGCCGCGGAGGATTCAAGTCAAAGCTGTTCTGATGTTCAGCCGTTTGCAGATGTCACGGTGCTTAACACGCCCGATTTAGACAATCTGACTGTGAAGCCGTGGGCGACACTCGAGACAAACCAATGGCTGTTAGACGGCAGTAAATTGACATTTCCTGATAAACCCAAACAGGAAACCTTCGGACTTTGGTCGCTTCAACAGAGCGGCGACGACGGGGAGTTTGAAACACCCATCACGCTTGTATGTGACTTCACAGACACGCATACCACGGTAGGGCTTACCTTTATCTTTCGAGATGATTCGGACGATTACGCCTCACATTTGAAGCTACAGTACTACAACTCTTCGGGCAACCTGATTGCTGAAAAAGAGTTCTACCCGGATGGTACAACCTACTTTGCAGAGGGGTTAGTGGAGAACTACAAGAAAATTGTCTGCACATTCTACGGTACATCGCTTCCACACAGGTATTTGAAGCTGACGGAGTTAAAATACGGAGCTGTGAAGATTTTTGACGACGATTCGATCATATCAGCGCAGATTCTTGAAGAGGCAGACCCGACGGGCGCAGAACTTTCCATCAACACTCTGGAATTCACCGCATACACCACGGACTTTGCGCTGTTAGACCCAAGAGGTGCGTATGTAGCACTACAGCAAAGACAAGCTATCGGGGCAACGGTTGACGGTGAGAACTTCGGCGTGTTCTTTTTGGATGAACCTTCATCCGAAGACGATGACACGACAACATTCAGCTGCACCGACTTTCTCGGCGTCATTGACGAAACAAGTTTTATGGGCGGAATCTATTCCAATAAAAATGTCGGCGAACTCGTGTTGGAAATCATGACATCCGCAGAGGTAGAGAATAGTGAGTATTCTTTGACTTCTTCGTTATCGTCAAAAACAGTCAGCGGTTACATTCCGATTTGTACGCACCGTGAAGCTCTGCAACAGGTGGCATTCGCAATTGGTGCGGTTGTGGACTGCTCAAGGGGGAAGGCGATTCGCATTTACCCGCAGAACACAGCAACTATCGGAACGATAACGCACGATGAGAAGTTTGACGGTCATAAGGTAAAAATGACCGCGTTAGTAACGGGAGTGGAAGTGACCGCACATCGGTATGTTCTTTCGACAGAGACATCGAATGTTTATGAAGACACGCTCCCGGTTGGAACGCATACTTTGACCTTCGGCTCACCGTACGCAAATCTTTCGATTATTGGCGCAACGATTCTTGCAAGCGGCGCAAACTATGCAACGGTTCAGGTAACGACAGCCGGACAGGTTACAATAACCGGCAGGCAGTACGAGGACAATACATCCGTTGTGGGTGTGTACGCCTCGGAGCTTCCAGCAAACGCAAAGCCGAATGTCGTTTCATGCGATTCCGGCGCGACACTTGTCTCTGCGGTAAACGCCCCGCAAATCGCACAGCGGTTATATTCGTTCTATCAAAACCGCTATGAAGACGAGGGGGAAATCCTTCTCGGAAATCAAAGAGTGGGCGAAGTGTGGCGCATGAATTCCCTAAACGAAAGAGACATCGCCGGGGCAATACAAAGCCTTGACATCAATCTCATAACGGGGATTGCAAGCGCGAAAATAACAGGACAAGCGTCAACGAGGACAGAAACATGATGAATTTTGAATATACCGGCGCGGTGCAGCAGCTGACGCTTTCAAAAGGCAAGTACATTCTTGAATGCTGGGGCGCGCAAGGCGGCTATCGGTCGGATGCCGAGAAAGCCGGAAAAGGCGGTTATTCTATAGGAACCTTAACCCTTGACAAAGCGACAGACATCTTTGTTTATGTAGGCGGACAAGCGACTACAGCTGATGGCGGATTCAACGGCGGCGGCAAAAGAAGCACCTACAACGGCGGAGGCGGGGCCTCTGACATACGAATCGGGAAGGATTCACTTTATGCGCGTGTCATCGTTGCCGGAGGCGGCGGTTCTGACGGTGCTTCGAGCAAAGCCGGAGGCGCAGGCGGCGGAACAAGCGGCATAAGCGCAACTGACGGATATGGTTCAGGCGGCGGTGGCGGAACGCAGACCGCAGGCGGAACTGGCGGAAGCAGTAACGCCGGAACATTCGGACAAGGCGGAGAAGGATTATACCGCAAAAGCGGTTATGGCGGAGCCGGTGGCGGCGGATGGTACGGCGGAGGCGGTACTTATCCTGACAGTTCGAGCGATGATGATAAGGGCGGCGGAGGCGGTTCGGGGTTTGTATGGACTGGGGAAAACGCCCCGAGGGGGTATCTGCTTGACGCAACCCATCATCTGACAGACGCACAAACCATTGACGGTACACAGTCCTTTACCGCCCCGACAGGCGGCGCAGAAACAGGTCATGCCGGAAATGGATATGTTCGAATAACCCCATCACAGCCGAACCCACCAACGAACCTTACAGAATCACACGACTATTTCGGAGCAAATCTATCATGGACTGCCGAAGGCGAGGTTACGGGCTACAAAATATATCTAAACGGGGGCTTAATTGTAACGACGCCGAGCACCGCACATCAGCTTGTTGGACTCAATGCCGACACGGACTACACAGTAAGCGTTGTTGCATACAATGCAAGCGGCGAAAGCGACCCGGCGAAAATCACGTTCACAACGCCATCGGCGGAATTCAAGCAAACTGCGCGAGAATATCAAACTATTACCCTCGCATGGACAAAATCCTCGAAAGCTTCGGGGTATCGGCTGTATCGCGACGGAAGCCTAATAGCAACCGTCAGCGGCAGCACATACACCGATGTAGGGCTTTTTCCGTCCGAGACATACCAATATGCCTTAAAAGCATATTCGGGCGCGAAAGAGGGCGTTTCGGGCTCTCTGACGGGCAAGACTGAAGAGGGGTTCTATGAACAAAAAGTTGTTTTTCAAAAAATAAAGATTGTCGATAACCCAACGACAATCAATAAGAAAATAACGCTCACAGTAACCGCAGAGGATAAACTGGTAATCTATGAACCGGAGAAGTTCTACAGCGGCGAAATCTATTCAGGAGAAGTATAAAATGGCGATTAAAACAGTACAAGCTACCTTAAACGGTAACACTTATAATCTGACCTATGATTCAACGCAAAAAGCATGGGTCGCAAATCTAACCGCCCCCGGCTCGACATCGTTCAATCTGACGGGCGGCTATTACGATGTATCTGTAGTTGCAACAAACGACGCAGGCACGAAATCAACCGCAAACGCGGCAAGCAATGATGGCTGTAAATTAGTCGTAAAAGAAACGGTTAAGCCTGTAATTAACATCATCAGTCCGACAAATGGAGCGTACACAGGCAACAGCAAGCAGCCGATTACGTTCACCGTTATCGACGAAACGGGCGGCTCGGGCGTTAAGGCATCAACCATTGCTGTTATAGTTGACGATGAGGCAATTACAGACATCAAGACGACTGCAATCACAAACGGTTATTCTGTAACCGCCACTCCGGCAACCGCGCTGACCGACGGCCATCATACCGTCACGATTAACGCAAGCGATAACGACGGCAATGCGGCAGAAGAAAAGTCTACGACATTCACGATTGACACGGTACCACCTACACTCAATGTTACATCCCCGGCAGAAGGCTCAATTACTGCTTCGGAGACTGTTGTTGTGTCCGGTACTACCAACGACGCAACATCATCGCCGACAACGGTAACAGTCAACGGCAAGTCGGTAACTGTAGCGGCTAACGGTTCGTTCAGCACGACGGTAACGCTTGAAGAGGGCGAGAATACAATAACCATCGTCGCAACCGACGCTGCGGGCAAGACAAGCACCGTAACCCGTCATGTAACACGCAATTCGAGCATTCCGCAGATTACGAGCGTTGAAATCACGCCGAACCCTGCAAACACAGGCGCGTCCATGATTCTTAAGGTTGTGGTCGAAGAATGAGAACGGTAACTCTCAATCTAACGACAGATGTAACCTATGTAACAGGAACGGTCAACGGGAAAGCCTATACTTTCACCCTCGATTCAGTCCATGAGAATTACAGCTCATGGACTGCGGAGGTTGACCGCGCAACCCCGGATGTTTATCACTGCGTTCTCACGGCGATCGACAATCGCGGAAACACATCGACATTCACAACAACGCTGTACTACGGACTTCAGTTGATAACCGACCGAACGGAAGATGATGTT